TTCCAGACTTAACCAATGAAGTCTCATCAACGTTGAAAATTGCGTCTAGTGAATCACTCGCTATCGACACTTGCTTTTGCCTTTTTAGGTTTTGGTGGAGTTGGAGGACACGCAGGCGCTTCAATTGCTTCTGTTGCCTTACCGTTTCTAATTAAATAATTTGCGTCAACCTCGTCTAGATCGTGAGTTTCTCCCTCTCCGAAATGCTGACCTTTAACAGCAACATTTCTTGTTAGTAATACTTTCATAAGAAAAAAGGGGCCGTTTCCGACCCCGCTAATCATTAAGTTAAAACGTCTAAGATCGCACTAAAGGCGCTTGCCTGACGAACTGCAACATCTAAGGTTGTCAACGCTCTGACAGAGACAAGAGCTTTTGTGAAGTCTGTTCCATCTGCGTCAGATACAGCTATTTCCATACCGTTGCCCCAGAAGCCAACAAGTGCTTGAGAGAAGTCACCGAATAGAACGGCTGAACAAACAGAACTTGCAGAACCCTTAGTCAAGTTTGAAGGAACTTGGTTGGTAACTCCGATTTGATAGCCATTAACAACCCCAGGAGTTGCGCCACGACCTCTAGCAGAAAGATCAGTGTTCCAAAGGAAAGCACCGTCACCGGCTGCGGAGCCGCCGGCCCTGAGAGCTTTTAATTTTGCCAAAACTTTCGCATTGGTCACATAACCCATATTGTTCCCGCCAGCGTTGTCAATCAACACTTCTTTCTCAAGGTTAATGAGGTTTTCAAGTGTGATTTGTGCGCCGTTGGTTCCACCTGCAACTGAACCGATGCCAGAAGTTTGCATGATTCCGGTTGGTTGTCCTGAACTACCTGAACCGTTAAGAATCGCAAGGTCTACCGCAAGATTCACGGTGTTGCTTAGATCAGTTCTAATTAACTGTTCAATTCCAGGGGTTGCCTGTAAAAGTGTCTGCCTAGAGAACTTGCTTAAAACTCCTGCGGTCTTTGGTTGGAGTGAGATTTGATCGAATGTACTTTCACTCTGAGTAATTGCAGTTGTCTCGTTTGCAAGCCAATAAGCGCTACTCGATCCGGCGCGACGCGGAATTTGAACATCACCAACGAGGCCAGGAAGTGATTGCACTCCCATACCCATCATCAAAGTATTGTTCTTTAAATTCTCGATGAAGTCGCTATCTCTCAAGTCAGTTTCTACAAGTGCCCCACCTGTTGATGAACCCGACGTCACGTATGTCGCCCTTTTTGAAAGCGCAGTATATGGAATTAAGAAACTTCTTTCTGAAGTACGTTTAACGCCTGAACGCTCAACCTCTTGAGAAAGTTCTCTAACAAAACCAGCCTCTTTAGTACTCCAATCACCTGTAAGGGCGCCACGGATACCAGCGGCGATGCTGTAATCAACGCCTTTTTCTTGGCTGTAATCAATAGGCTCGGCTACTGACTCAACCTTGCGTGAATTTTCCTTGATCTTTGCTAGAGCAATTTCTCTTACGTCATTAATAGACTTCCCTTCAGAAATAAAAGTTTCTTTTAGTTCCTCGCCTAGTTGATGCTCATTACATACAACTGAAATTTGTCTGATGCGGTTGCGCTCTTCAGAAGCCGCTTTTTTAGAAGCTTCTTCACGCACCACGGTTAAATCGGGTGTGCTTTCCATCTGAGTTTTAGAATCAGGTTTACTATTTTGTGGCGCGTCAGGAGACGCAACGGCGCTTTCGCGCTGTTCTGTTGTCATATTACTTGATTCTTGCTGTTTACACGTATTGGGTACATTTTCTTTTGCTCTTCCTATTCCGATTTCTGGATCAGCAGCGATAACGGCGATGCTAATTTCGGCTGGCTGCCACGCACGAACAAGATAACTATCTTTTTCATCATCTAGTCTTTCCACCTCATTTACTGAATACCCCACGCTTACACCGCGCAATATTCCATTTTTTACATCGTTATAAACTTCTGAAGGGAAAGGATTGTCGCTGAAACGTACACGGGCGTATCCGCGCTCATTTTTTAACCACGCTTTTTCTACTACGCCTATAGGTTTATTCGGGTCATGGTTAAACAGTAAAGGGGCAGCATCATTTAAACGTGAAAAATCAATTGCGCCTTCACGGTGATCTAACACCTCATTTCCTAGCGCACCTCTATTTACTGGGTTCGTACTTGAAAAAGGAAACTCAATTGTACGATCTTCTTTTATATCAAATTTAACGGGTTCAGATCGGTGTTGTATTTGGTTTTCTAGATCACGTTTCTTTTTTTCCATTAGTCGGTGAATCACTTTCATCTATATTACCCTCACTTTGCTGTTTAGGCGTAGTAATAGTTGTATCGAACTGTAGACCTAGTTGTTCGGCTTGATCGACCTCTGCTTTTCGTTGTGGGAGTAGTTCCTCAATATCACCACCCATTTCGCTGATAACTTGCGATTGAGTTTTTAACCCTGCCTTAATAGCGATAACAGAAGCATTTACCTCTTTTTGTGGGTCAACCCATGCCCAACCTCTAAACAACCAACGTACCTTTCTAAATTTATCTCTATCAAGCTCATAATTTGGTAGTTCTAATTGTCCACTTAGCACCGCCAATTCAAGCCATAAATCAAACAAAGGTTGCAAGAATCTCTCTTCTAAATATTTCTGAATCATCTTGTAGTGATCCCTATCTTCTAACAGACTTAGACGCGACGAACTGTAATTAGTCTCACTGAAATCTTTACTAACTGACTCGTAAGAAACCCCACATCCACTAGCTAACGAACGCAAAATAATCTTATTAAATGGTTCAAATTCTCCCGCCGGTGAATCTAAGTTAGGAACGTTGATCGTCTCATTCGGATTGAGATAAACAAATTTTCCAGGCTCAAAAGTTGATACCCTTTCATTTTCATATACTTCACCATCACCAATTAAACCATCAGGGTCATTCGTCTGAACAAATGCCATCAAAGCGCTACTGGCTCGACTCTTAATTAACGTTGCCTCAGTCATTCCCGCTAATTGGTGCATTGATTCCATAGCAGGCGCAAGCATCGAAATACCTCTACTTTGAGATGCTCTATCGCTCACGAATAAATGAATAATTTCATCAGCAGGTATAAACATATGTCTTTTTTCTCCTACTGGAACAGGGAAAGGAGTGTCGCCAGGATGTTGCTTGAAAAAACAATATCGTTGAGCGCGATTAAATTGGTCGCGTTCGATTCCCATTCGCCAAGTATTTGTTTTGTTTTTTGTTGGCCCCCTCCAATCACTATCAAGTTGTTCAGGCTCTAATAATTCAATTGCCAATGGTATTGATGAACGCCCAAAGGGTTTCTTTATTAACCTCACGAAAATCTCACCCGCTTCAAATAATTGCTTGGCAATAATTAGCTCTATATCCGCAAAACAGTCACGACCATTAGCTGACGCTGAATCATAACGCCCCCATTTTTTCCATTCCAATTCAATAAGATCATTTAATTTTTTATCAAGTTTATTGCCGCGCTTCATACGGGTTTGCGCTTGCATCCGCGTACCTTGCCCAACGACATTTAAAGCAAAACTTCTTTGACCCTGACGGCAATAGGGATTGTCCCGACATAGTTGCCGCGCCCTTGCCGTGAGCCTGACCATATCGCCAAGTAATTCACTATCAGCGCTATTGGCTGATGCCATCCAACGGGAGTTATAACGACTGATCCTCCCGCCCTCATAACTTCTTTTTTTTGTCTGTTTAGGCATTGGCTTTACTTCTGGTTCAGGCTTGAAAACATCAGAAATAGCTTGATTAAAAAATCCCATGATTAAAAACGAACAAAGAATCTAGTTGGATTACCTAAGCCCTGCGCCACTTTTTCCGCTATATCTTCACGCATAACAATTGCGTTTAACCTGTCTAATTCGCTATGCAAATCATTAATTGACGACCTTTTGAAGGTACGTCCACCGATTGAGTATTCCTGCATTCCATCAGCAAATTTCCTTAACGCTGCTTTGATATTGTCGCGATCAATTTTGTTTTGTGATCTTGTCTCTAATACACCCGGCGTAGTGCCTGTATAACTCAGGCTTTGTTTAACCTTAATCGTCCCTTCGCCTAGTCTAAATATTTCACTACCTTTAGTAATTACCGCTTCATAACTCCAATCACCTTCGTTGAAACCAGCGCTATCAGTTGCTGAAATAGTGACTTGCCAACCGCTGTTATACGCCGTTGCTGTTGCCGTATGAGCGCCAGCGACTGAACTTCTTAGGTAATACTTCAGGGTCCAGTCAGTGCTTGTAGC